ACTAAATTAAAAACTATAGAACCTAACTATGTAACTGCAATGGAAGGCAGAGTAACATCTGGGTTGCAAGCTGCACAAGCTGCTTTAGCAAAAGCAAGAGAAGCTGGAGATATAGCAGCTGAAGTTGATGCACAAAAGATGATAGCTAGATTAGGTGTAGAAGAAGCAAGAGTTGCTAATCTTAAAAAGAAAGCTGAAACAGAACCAAAACAAACTGTTAGAACGCCAACTTTAGATCAAGCAATAGCTCCTAAATCTACAGCACCTGATCCAAAAGCTGAAGAGTGGGCTGAGAAAAACCCATGGTTTGGCCAAGATAGTGCTATGACTTACACTGCATTTGACTTACATAAAAAACTAACCGAGGAAGAAGGGTTTGATGCTCAATCTGATGATTATTATGCAGAGATTGATAAGCGTATGAGACTTGACTTCCCGCATAAATTTGGTAAAACTGAAACAACGGCATCGACAAAGCCTACACAAACAGTAGCTTCAGCAAAGCGAAGTGTAAATAACAAGTCGCAGAAAACCGTGAGACTCACGCCGTCTCAAGTAACAATTGCTAAAAAATTAGGTGTGCCACTAGAACTTTATGCGAAACAATTAAATATCACGAAGGAGAGATAAGCATATGACAGATAAAAAAATAAACTCCCGTGCGAGCCAGACTCAAGTTAAAGAACATAAAAAAGTTTGGACTCCACCATCATCTTTAGATGCTCCACCCGCGCCAGATGGTTTTAAACATAGGTGGATAAGAGCTGAGTCGGTAGGTTTTGATGATTCATCAAACATGTCGGCAAAGTTAAGATCAGGATACGAACTTGTGAGAGCAGATGAATATTCTGATGTAGATTATCCAAGTATACAAGACGGGAAATACAAAGGAGTTATCGGAGTTGGCGGCCTTTTGCTGGCAAGGATACCGGAAGAAATTGTCAAGTCGCGCGAAGAGTATTTTAGAAATCAAACTCAAGAACGAAATGACGCGATCGAAAACGATTTAATGAAGGAACAGCATCCAAGTATGCCGATCAATAGTGATCGACAGACTCGTGTAACCTTCGGTGGTACAAAGAAAAGTTAATTTTTTAACTATTCTTACCAACGGATAAATTAAATGGTACTGGAGGCCCTTCGGGGCAGGTACATAAGGAGATAAAACTATGGCTAACAAAGACGCAGCGTTCGGTTTCAAACCTACAAGACATCTTACAGGTGGATTAATCAGAACGGAAGAATACGCTATAGCGGCAAACTACGGAACAGCAATTTATACTGGTCAAGTAGTTGAAGCAGTAGCGGGTGGCGGTATTGAAGCAGCAGCGGCTGGAGACACTCAACAAGCGGGTGTGTTCGGTGGCGTATTCTATACTGACCCAGACACAAGCAAACCTACATTTAAGCCTTTTTATGCAGCAAGCACAAATGCTTCTGATTTAAAAGCTACAGTGTATGCGGATCCTTATATCGTTTATGAAGCACAACATGATGGCACTGGAACAGCGGCTATGAACAATTCTTGTTTTGATTTCGTAGGTACTGGTGGAAACACTACTACTGGACAATCAACTTCAGAAATTGACACGTCGGAATCTGGAACATCTGGTGGTTTCAAACAAATTGGTATATCAACAGATCCAGACAATAGTGATACGTCATCAGCGAATGCAAATGCATATGTTGTATTCAACACTGGTGAGCATATCTTTAAATTAACAACAGGCGTATAATTTTAGAATAGGAGATTAAATTATGGCAATATCACGATCACAACTAGTCAAAGAACTAGAGCCAGGATTGAATGCACTATTCGGCCTGGAATATAAAAACTACGCAGATGAGCACACAGAAATTTTCGATATCGAAAATTCTGACAGAGCTTTTGAAGAAGAAGTGATGTTATCTGGTTTCGCTAACGCTTCAGTTAAACCTGAAGGTCAAGGCGTTAACTACGATACAGCGCAAGAATCTTTCACTGCTAGATACACTCACGAAACGCTTGCTTTAGCGTTTTCAATCACTGAAGAAGCGATTGAAGATAACTTGTATGACAGACTTGCGTCTAGATATACAAAAGCATTAGCTAGATCTATGGCAAATGCTAAGCAAGTTAAAGCTGCAAACGTATTAAACAATGCGTTTGATTCAAGCTTTACAGGTGGTGATGGTAAGGAGCTTTGTGCTACTGACCACCCAATCATCGCTGGAACTTTCAAAAATGAGTTGTCTACAGCGGCTGATCTAAACGAAACTTCTTTAGAACAAGCTATGATTGACATCGCAGCAATGACTGACGAAAGAGGTCTAAAAATTGCAGCAAGAGGAGTTAAAATGATAATTCCTTCTGCGCTACAATTTACTGCTGAAAGACTTATGAAGTCTCAAGGTAGAACTGGAACTGCAGATAATGACATCAACGCAGTTGGAAGCATGGGTATGATTCCTCAAGGTTATAGAGTGAACCATTACCTAACTGACACTGATGCGTTTTTCATTAAGACTGATGTTCCTAACGGATTAAAAATGTTCGTTAGAGCACCAATCAAAACTGCAATGGAAGGTGACTTCGAAACTGGTAATGTTAGATACAAAGCTAGAGAGAGATATTCTTTTGGATTCTCAGACCCTAGAGGTATCTTCGGATCACCAGGAGCGTAATCTAAATAATTTTGTGGCGGGACATAGTTCCGCCACATTCTAACTAGAAAGTAGAATTATGAAAAAATTCCTAGTAAATATATGGGCATACGATCATCATGCAAAATTTGAAGTTTTGTCTGAAGATAACCCTATTTCTCTCGAAGAATCAATCCTTGACAAATTGGGAGAAAAAAGTATAAATTGGGAAAACCTTGGAATATCTTATGATAACAAGGTAAACAGAATAACCTATGAGGAGGTTATCGATGATACAAGACCTATACAAACAAAAAAGGTCCTTGGAGTTGAAATGGGAACAGGAGCATCTGTCTAATGGTAGGTATACTCTTGAAATGGTCAGAATTGATGACAAAGTCAGGGAAGTCATCACAAAGATCAAGCTGGAAGAAGCAGCTATTGCCCACAGGCAGAATACAATTGAAGGTGCCGCTCCACAAGTTTCTGTAGCTACTTAATCAAAAGCTACATCGTTGGAAAAATCCAATCCACATTACAGGCTCTCTTGCACTCTACTAAAAACTGTTGTATAAAAAACACACTATACAATTTATTAGAATACTGACGAGTATAGTCGACGGCCTAGAGACAGTATTCAGAAACTAGGAGGATATAATTATGGCAACTACAACTTTTTCAGGTCCAGTACGATCTGAAAGTACAATTAAAACAGTAAGTAAAAACTCTAGCACTGGAGCAATTACTGAAATCATCACTATGGGTGATGGACCAGTTGCATTAGGAGATGAGGACAAAACTCTTGATAATGCAACACATAGTGGAAGAACTCTTGTAGTTCCTGCACTTGGAAGTAATAGAACAATTACATTACCAGCGCCGGTTGCTGGTGCACACTTTAAATTGATCTATGGTGGTGCTGCAGAAGAAGCAGAAAATCTAATTATCGTAACACCAGGAAATACTAATTTCTTTATTGGTGGTATCGTTCATTTAGATTCAAACGCTGATAACGTATCAGTTTATTCTGATGGAAACTCTAACTCACAGCTAACTCTTACAGATTTTGGTATATTTGAAATCAACATTTTAGCTAAAGATAGTACAAACTATTATATTTGGGGTTACCAAGAAGGTGCTGATGCACCTGCATTTGCAGATCAATAATAGTAATTAATGTGAGGGCTTCGGCCCTCACAGTTTCTTAATTAAGGAGGGAAACATGGCAGACACAGTAACAGGACCAACTATCTTACAACAAAACGATAAGAGAGTTGTTATTAAAATAGTAAACCAATCAGACGGAACAGGTGGAACTACAGTTTTTGGAGATGTCTCTGCGTTAGACGCTAGAGAAGATGGAACTGCAGTAGCACATTTAGGACTACTTAGAG